ATTCCCACTCAATCATTTACGGCATGCATAACCAATTGACTGGTAACAAATTTCTGAAAACTGATTTTCACCGTACCGTTTTATATACCGTCAGCAGAAATCAGTGCCCCGCTTTCAGGGAGTCGTACTGTCGCTCGCATGTGAGTCCTGCAGACCGATATCGCTCAGCCTCTTCTGCTGCTGCGATGTAAGATCGGTTGCTCTCTTCAAGCATGTCGGCGAGCACACCGATGACCTTGCTGGCTGGCGTGCCAGTGGGGAAAGATCCGGTATAGTGTTCGGCGAGTCGCTTGGTTTTGTCAAGTTCGGCGCGCAGGCCGTCAGCAGCGGTATTAGCATGCTCAGCATCAACACGCGCCACATCGATACGGGATTGTGCTTCACGTTCAATTTGTGTCTTCTCCTGATCACGTTGTGACCTGGCATTATCATCAGCCAGTTTCTGGTCTGCCTTTGCCTGCGCGTACCCGGCATCGTACTGGTGGCTACCGTGTACATTCCAGGCAACCACTCCGCCGATGACCAGAGCAGCAAGCATCAACACGATAAGCAACTGTCTCCAGTACGCTTTGACGAATGCCCAGATCATACCGACAGCACCTTACTGGCAGTGATGTACCGCGCGCGCCGGTCGTCAATACCGTTCTGCCCACCATTGATGATCTGCGTGACGCGCACCAGGTCGCCGGTGTACTTCATGCAGCCTTTTGTGGAGAAGAACCACGCCGCGCTGCGGGCCGCATATTCGTCTTGTGCCAGGAGTTCTGGCTTCTGCACCAGATCCACCTTCAGGCCGTTGCCACAGTCGCGGTAATTGTTCAGGCCAGTGATCTGGATAAGCCCGCGCCCGCGGTAAAACCAGCCGTCCGTAGGCCCGTTATTCCCCATGCGTTTGCTGTACACCAGATTGGCGATTGCACGCTGGCGCTCAAGCGGTAACGATGGCTCACCAGCACGGCGGCCAAGCGCGTTGGCCTGGCCCTGAGTGAGTCGGCCGGTACGGACAAAGTTAGCCAGACCGGTCACACTGTAGTTGAAGTTCTCCTGCAGCCGGGTAAAGCCAGTAGATTCATGGCCCACTTGGGCGATAAACATCGCCTGGTGCGGCGGTTGCTCGATGCCAAACTCTTTCATGGCTGCGGTGATATGCAGGTACCAGCGCGTAGCCAGCACCTCACTGATGCCAGCTGCACGCTGGAACTGATTAATGTCCATGCTGAGACCTCGTTATCTTGAAAATTTGCACCACGTTCCCTTTTGTCTTGATGAGCGCAGCCAGGAACACGGCTTTGATGATGACTTCTGACCAGTCTGCACTGACGTAATACCCGTAGAACGTCCGGATAGGTACGCTGGCAGCAACGACGATAAGCAGATAGGCGAGCCACCCGCCCCACCAGCGATGGCGTGACCCGTCACGGCGGAACAGTAGGACTCGGATTGCAATGCCTCCGCAGATTGCGGCATTCAGGATGAGAAGCAGTTCAGGACTGGTCATCGTCTTTTCTCCCCGGTATCAGGTCACGCGGATTTTCAGAACGGTGATACAGCCAGATGCCAATGCGGACAGCGACGATTGCCGACACGAAAGCCCCGGCAGAAAACACAATGCCCTTTTCGAAAGAGTCCTGCGTAATTGTGGGTATAAGGCTGAAAACGCCGATAAGAATGGATGCTGTCGCTTTGTAGAAGAGGACACCGCAGAGGAAGCTGAGAAGTGCCATGAGCAACCGGCGCTTTATCGGGTACTCTACTGCTGAGGTAACAAAAATTACCGCACCAGCCAGAGCACCTAAAGCAACCTCTGGCGGTATACCAACGAACACGGACGCCAGTGCCGTCAGGCTTAACCCCTGATTTACTGACTCCGTTGTCAGCACATGCGCCATAGTGACCACCGTTTAATGTGCATAAAGAACCCCCTTAGTTGGTGAGTTCATCATACACAATAAACCATATGTGGTTTAAAAAACCTCAGATATATCCTAACAAAATTACCCAAAAGGTGATATTATTGTTTTATTTACAAGTGATATTAAATTAGTGAGTCAATAATGGATGCTGTTAAGTCTAGGTTCATAGATTGCATGAAGTGTATTGGTATAATATCGGTTGTTGCTGGTCACCTAGTGGATCAGCCATTTAATATGTATTCGCCGTATACTTTTCACATGCCTTTATTTTTCTTTTTGGGTGGTATGTTATACAATGAAGGAAAGAGTTTTTACTCTTTGTCAAGATCTATTTTTAATAGGCACTTCAAATATATAATTACAACTTATATTATTACTGGAATAATAGGGCAGGTAATATATTATAAGTATGGTATTTTCCTTGGTAATATATTTAACTCAAATCCTATAAGCACAGTTTATTATGCGCTGCAAGGAAATATGCATACTAATTTGCTTTTCCTAACAGCTTGGTTTCTTTTGGCATATTGTCTTGTTTCTCTAATATTTGGCATTGTGATAAACCTTTCAAATAAAATAAATAAAAAACATGGGCCAACTATTGTTTTATCACTAACTTTAATATTTTGCATCTATGCATCAAGTTTAATCCTTGATTATATAACAAAATCATTTACTCAATACCTTAACGTTTTGATGCAAGTTTTGTTTGGAGGTGTTTTTTTCATTCTTGGATATATATTTAGGAATAAAATAGTGTTGCTCATGAACCATTTTTTATTTATGTTATCGTTTTTACTTCTTTTATATCTTGTCAATACTGGAAACGTGCAACCATTCACAATGGCATGGAGTAAATACCCCACAGGTGTTTTGATGCAGTCTTTAGGGGCTGTGCTTTGCATACATGGGTTGGCGTTTATATCATATGCGTTAGCAAAATCAAATCTCATTGGCCCTTTGTTTTTATACATAGGAAGAAATAGCAGATCAATAATGTCTTATCACATATGTGTATTTGTTTTTCTTGATATTGCATTCTTTAAGCTTGGATTATTTGATATAAAATATGCTACCATTGAAAATCACTTCATAAATTCAAAAACATGGACTTTGTATTTCTTTTTTGGAGTGATTATACCTATTTTGTTTAGGTATTTATTTGAAATATCAAAGCCCATTTCTAATTTTAATCGCTAACTTGAAGCATGTAGAGTAATATTATTGTTTGGGTTTGAGACAAACGAGCCAGGGTTGTTGGCGCGAATAATTATCTGTAGTTTGTCTCCGCTTACAAGATTTGGCAGTGTTGCGTTTATCACTGCCGTATTACCTATTACAGCACCAAAAGCAACATCAACACCATTTAGTGATAGAGATATATCTCCAGTTAATCCTGAACTAAATAATAGTGCTGACACTGTAATCTTTTCAAATCCTCCGCTTGGAATTGTAATTTCACCTGTGGTTGCATTTATACTTGATCCATATCTTGAAAGAGAGCCAGTACCAATAACGGTTAAATTACCTACGGCGAATCTACCTGCCGCCCAAGATTGAACCGGAGAGATACCCTTAACAAATGGCACTTCTTTGTGCTTCATGATCCCCCCAACAGCCCCTCCAACCCAATGCTTGAAGCCTACTCCTAGTGATGTTTCTCCACATGAATATACTGATTTATTTGATAGCGAACGAATGTTAAGACCAGTTCTAGTAATTGATCCATTCGCATAAAAATTACAGCCTTCATCAATCGTTACTGTTCCAGAATAGGTGTCATCATATATGTTTATAAAATCAGCAGATGGGTCCATGTCAACATAACCTTTGCATGATGAAAATGCTATTTTACTTATATTTGATAGTTTAACATCTGGAATACCTCCGCTACCAATATTTAGTAACTGAGTTGAAAGCTCTATATGCGATCCGCAAAAAGATATAACTGGATAAGGATTTATATATGCTGAAGAAATTGATGGCTTTATTTCAAACCCTGTTTTATTACTTTCCGTCACTGGCACACCAGAATTAACAAGTTCACCACCTATGATAGAAAGAAGACCACCATTACACTCAATAATACGGTATTTTTTCCCTGTAAATGTCGGCCAAAATCCGCTTGTAATATTACACGATGTAAATGTTGCCCCTGTTTGAGAGCCACCATTTCTTATTCCAATTGGAGTAAAAATTGCTTCACATCCAATGAAATTAATTTCTGCAACCTGTGCATCGTTAGACTTTTCACCGATATCATACGCAATTAGAGACTCTCTACAAGTTACTCCAGAGATGTCCACATGTGACACAATTCCAGTGTCTGGCTTAATTCTTCCACCCGGTGATGCTTTAATCTTAAAAGCACTATCATAAGTAGACAAGCCATTGCATGTAAAAGTTACAACACCGCTTACTTTAAGATTTGATGCGTTATTTATTAAAAAAAGAGCTTCTTGCGATGTCGTGGAAGTGCCGCTAATATATGCCCCATCAAATATTATCGCGCCATTACCAAAATCAAAAACTTCTATTTTACCATCTACATTATAATTTCCAGCAGGGAATCTAATAACGGGAGGAAGAGTGTCTGGTCTTCCGTTATTTGTGGCATATGTTGCATCTATAGCTTTTTTAATTGCTGCTGTTGATGAATTAATGCCTGATGGGTCTGCGCCAAACCAGAGTATATTTACCTCCGCAATATCGCATCTCAGCCATTTTCTTCCTGAGACACCTACTAGAACTATTCCATCATCATCTACCAATGACCCTGTTACCAACTTGAACCAACCCTCACCACCATCGTTTATAGATGCTCTACCAGAGCAATACAATTTTGTTGATCCACCATTATAATTTCTGATGTCTGCATAAAAAGCATTACCTATAAGAGACGAGCCAGTAGGCTTTGCAAGCTCAATAAGCACATCTGACGCAGATCCAGATGGGGGAACGACAACAAACGGGTTGCCCGCGTTGTCGAAGGCAATCATTTTATTTGCCCTTACTGATGCGTTGGGTAGAGATGGTATGTTTTCTGGAACTCGCAAGGTTTTGCTAAGATTATTTCCTGCAAGTGTATCAACATAATTCTTAGTTGCCGCATCCTGTGGGTCTCTCGGGTCTTTCAGGTTGCGGATGTAGTTATTAAGGGCATCGTACCAGTTCGCGATACTTGTTGGCTTCCGCAGTGCCAGACGGAACATACTACCGACCTGCTGAATAAGCATCGTCAGTTTATCGAACGCATCTTCATGCACCTCAGCGAAGAACTTACCCTGGTTGCGCAGGTCTGTATCCTGCGTAGGCTCAAGCTCACGGGCAATTGAGATTTTCCAGCCAGTAGCAAGCGGAGTAGTAAGGACTACATTACCACCGCTATAACCACCAGCATTTGTCACCGTATAGTCAGTGTCCAGAATTAGTACCGTGATATTTTCACTCAGGTCTATCACCGATACGGTTAGATCTGATTTCTTAAATATGCGGAAGGTGTACGGGAAGGATGTCGTAACGCCGTTCCCGGTGTAATCGTTATGGTCAACTACGGTTGATACCGTCATGGCCTGTCTCCAGTAAAGCAGCGCCCGGCGCGCGTGCATCATCTGGACAGTTTATTACCTGCCAAACCTTATATGAATTGATTGAATAAGAAACAGGTAACTTATTACCGATAAGGTAATTCGCATTTCTCCACTGGATAGTGTTTCAAAGTTTTGCTACTGTACATTCATACAGTAATTGCATGGAGAATATGAGATGCAACGTCAGTATCATCACCCGCTGGAAAAAGGATTTGCTGAACGCATACACACGCCGGGAGGCGTCCGCTCCCTTGTTGAAGAATCACACCTGATGACGTTGCTGCGACAGCTGAATGAGGACGGCTTTAATGTTGATGGCCCGATGGCAGAGCTGACTGCCCTGGTGAACTACGTAACCAGCTCGCAGATGTCCATGAAGGATCTGCAGATGCATCTTGATTACTGCGTGGAAAAACTGAAGCAGGAAACGACATAAAGCAAAGGCCGCATACGCGGCCCAGTATACTAGATGTAGCGAACCTGAATTCCCCATCCATCTGACTGAGTTAGTTTTGGTTCAGCTTTCGCTGCTAAATATCCCATCCATCCCTTTCTCGGATCGCCTAACGTTTTTGCCATTTCGTCCGAGTACTGTGATGGAACCCAGATAACAAGGTCTCCTTTTTCTAAGGCACCTGAATCTGCTTGTGCTGCCATAAAAATAGCCGGAACGATAAACCCACCGTCATCGGATGAAACCTTCACTGCATATATGGCGTTACCATCACCATCTGGTTCCTGATCCGTAATAACAAGTGCCAGAAGCCCTTGTCTTTCTGCAATATCTGTTGAGCAATACTTACACGCGTATTCAAATGCTGATTCGTTATCTTTGAAGCAAAGGTCTTTAATATGGTTATTCACGTTCTGATCCTCAAGAATGGGCCGACTGCTCGGCCCTTCCGTTGCTAAAAATCATTCACCTGCTTAAGAATATACTGCGCGTTGGTAGTAATGTCGCTTATGCAGCGCCTAACCCCGGTCACATAGCAGAAAATCGTCGTCAACTCCGCCGCCGCACCGGAGACATCATGACCATCATCTTCCATTTGGCGAAGCAGATTCATCAGCAGGGAATGTTCCGTCAGGCCAAGGACGCCTTCAGGTGAATGAATATGCTCGCGGTAGCCAGGCTTCAAAGAAGCCTCGTATCGCTTCGTATTGTTTTTTACGACCCCACGGATCGCTGCCACTACCTCAGCGCTCAATTTTTCTTCAGCAATAAGGACATCTCTTGCGGATATCAACTCTCCCTCAAGAGGGATTCTTGCAACCAGATAAACCGCTTCGTTGAACTGCCCAGCTTCGATATCTTTATAGGAAATACCAAAGTGAGATTTTAACGCAGACCACATTGTGATAATGGCCTTAGCCTGCTTATCCTTCGGGAGAGCCTGGCCGCGAGACATAACCATTTCTTTAATGGCATACTGCTGATCAGCGGTGATTTTACCCTGTTGAGTCTTCACAGCTTTGCGCGGGTTAACCACTTGGCCTTTCGTCCAGTATTCGTAGAGCACATCGTCACACTCTTCCTGATACTGGATCACGCGGTCACGGATTTCTGGTTTTACCTTGTTTGGACTGATGGTATTGAGCCAGCCGGCCAACTTGCGAAGTGCAAGGCAGATCATCGCGCGAGACTTACCATCACTGGCAACCATTGTGATTTCCACAATGGTTGATTTAAAACGCTTCTTCATCTTCGTAAACTGTGAAGCCCAGTCCATACCCATGCCTTCAACAATCGGCTTCATAGGGGTGTATGGTTCGCCGTTGTGGTTAACCACAAACAGATCTGTGCCGTGGAATGGTACGCTGATGGTGCAATGATTTTGCTTCAGTGCTAAAGTATTCATGTCGGTTTACCTGTAAGTTGCTGACGATTTTGAAGCCCCGGAGGTGCCAGCCAACGGGGCTTCGCTGTTTTTACTGCGCATGATTCATCTTCTCTCTGAACTTTAAAGCCCACACAAGAGCCTGAACTAAAGCTGAGTTTTCAGAAAGCCCCTCTTCTTTTGCGATTTTCTTAAACGCTTCTTTCACCTGCTGTGGGTAACGAAGGGTCAGCTTTGCATCGTTCTTATCCATACTGATATTTCCTCTTGGGTTGATAGCATCATTTTGACGTCATGACATCATTATGATGCCATTGATGATGATGTCAATATGATGCTACTGTATTTTTATTAAAATTTTCGGCACATGAAAATGATAGAAAAAGATAGCCATGCTTTTATAGAGCGATTCACTGTTCGTTTCCCCGATGGGATGCGCGACGCTGTAGCTGAACGAGCCAAAAGCAACGGACGTTCCATGAATTCTGAGATCGTGCAAATGATTGAGGATGCGCTTTCTGGAGCCCCGACCGTAGCCATTGGCAGTCATAAAGAACTGGTTGAGCGTTACCGGGCGTTAGCGAAATCACTCCCTGAAGATGGCAAGAGTGAAGAGTGGCAAAAAGAATTTGATAAACTTACTATCGCGATCGTGGATGCAATGACACCACTTGTGCTTTTAAGATCTGAGTTGGTGAAATTGCACGAAAAGGTTGACAAAACTAATTAAGCAGTAAGGATAATCCATGCCAGTTTTCTCAACGCCAGATGAATACAGCAACGGTTATGTACCTTCAGGTAATGCGTTACCAAAACCAGAGGGGTTTGATGTCCCACCGCCAAAAGGCACAAACCCACCACCACAAACGGTAGTTAGTAATACTTCACATTTGGATATGCTGCTCTCGCCATCAGGTGCATATGGCATACCACTTCTAATATTTACTTTAATTGTGATTTTCATTCTCCTCAAAATACGGAAGTGAGAAGCACATAACGTTCTGTGTCGACATCCCCACCCACGCACAGTACATCACCAAAAAACACAGCCGGGTTCTGAGGCTACTGGCACAAGGATTTGCCTTTGTTTGAAGGGTAATGTGGCTATAACATAATTCTGTACAGTTTGCAGGCAGGCAAGCAATAGCGTAATATTACCCCAAAGGTAAAGAGGAGGCTCTTATGAGAGAATCAACTGTTGTTATGTTTTCTCGGCCTTTCGACGTTAATGTATGCCATGACCATCAGGAAAATGTGTGGGTGGCTGAATGTGATGCTCTCGGTCTTGTTACTGAAGCAGCAACATACGAAGAACTGACCGAGCGAGTATGGGAAGTAGCGCCAGAGCTGTACGAATTGAACGGCTTCGGTGGCAATCCTTCGCGTATAAGTCTGTCTTTTAATCAGGAACAGTCCTACTCTGACAGGATCGCACTCTGATAAATGGGAACAGGACTATATCCAAAGCTAACGGAATTGCTTATCGCAGCTGGTTGCTACTTTGACCGGCAGGGGAAAGGAAGCCATGAGATATGGTTCAGTCCCATAAGCCAAAAAAAGTTCAGCGTACCGTTTACCATCGTGTCGCCACATACTGCCAACGGAATTTTGAAGCAGGCTGGACTGCCAAAGAACTTCTGACGAAGCCCGCCTAAGCGGGCTTTTTTGTGGGCGAGAGTCGGGATTTGTGACATGTCACACTACTTCATTCCAGGATCAACCTGATTTATCAGCGGGGCAATCCAGAACAGGTTGTTGCCAGGAAGAAGTGTGCGCACATTATGGAGAACCCTGTCACCGGCATCGCCATTGAGTACGCCAGCGGTCACGTCGGTAATGGTATCGAGCAGGCCGAACGTTGGGCCAAGCGCAGAACCGATAAAGCCACGGCTGGCATATCTCGACTGCGTGCCGGTGCCAAGTAGCGCACCAAGGCCAACCATACCCCCGGTAGCCTTCTCAGCCATGTTGTTGTATTCCATTAGAGGGCCGAGGATGCCGGATCGGTCGATCCCCTCAATAGCAAGTTTCTGCGGCGACCAGTCTACCTCTTTGCCGTTTGCAGACTGTTTAAGCGCGTACGTCAGTGCACCCAATGCAATCTGAAATGCGGTACCGTAATAAAACTGACCGGTTCCCTCCTGCAGGCCGCCCAGCGTTGCGCGGTTGTAGGACGCGGTAGCGAACGATTTAAACTGGAAGATAGTTTTACCCAGCGGCGTGCTGGCCCACAGTGGTGTATCACCGATACCCGGTGTGATAACGGTATTGTTAACGTCCTTGAGCACTGCAGACTGGAAAACGCCTGCAACGTGCTGATCGCCCCATTTTTCAAAATTGCCGATATGCCAGCCATTGATTACCTCGCCGTGCTTTTCGAATTCGCTGCGAATACGAGCGGCCATATTCTCGTTAATGCCGAGCTTGGCAAGGCGGCGGCCAGCGAACGCGCCGGACAGAATACCGTCGGACGTGATCATACCATTTACCGATTTGTTCATGTCATCGAAGTGACCCATCAGCGTGAGCTTGCCGAACGCATCGGTAACACGCTCCATACCCGCTTCCACTGCCGTTGTCCGGGCGGAACTGTCCACAAGGTCACCCATCGTGCGTGCGCGTGTGTGGAGGATGGTTTCCAGCCCGACGGCCATTTTTAACTGTTCGGCCCGGCTGGCCTTGAATGCCGGTGACCGGGTGATAAGCGAAGAGTAACCGCGCATGGTATTGCCAAACCCGTTAACCATCACACCGCGCGCAAGATCAGGAATAGCGGAAACGGTCATACCGCCCAGCTTGGTAACAAAGTTAGCGCTGCGTAGAAACGCACCAGCGCGTACGAAAAATGATGATGGATCGTCAGGCATGCCATAGGTACCCGCCAGGCGGTCTCGTAGCGCTGTGATATCCCGGATATCGTTATCGCGGGCTTTCGCCAGTTTTGCCTGGTCTTTTGGATTCTGGCGCATCAGCGCATCGTATTCGTCCTGAATATCCTTGAGCTGCTTTTCCAGGGATTTGTTACCGAATGCGCGGGTCAGCTCAACCTCTGCCGATGCCTCGCGAATGTGTCGCTGTAACACATAGTTGGCGTCACTCTCCAGATAATCTTTCATCAGGCGATCTGGAACACTGAGCGTACGCGCCCGGGTGCTTCCTGCCGCTTTCACCATAAAGACGTTCGCGAAATCCTGGGGAATTTTTGCGCCGACGATTTTATTGATCGTGGCATCGGCCGTAATTTCCGCCTCTTCGCGGGACATGGTTTTTTCACCACGCGACCACCAGTCAACCAGCATGTCGCGGAATTTATCACGCTCGTTGACGATCTTGCCGACTTTGTACACGCGAGGGAAATAACTCTCCTGGCCGATGGCTTTCAGTTCCTCGTCAGGTGGCAAAAGGCCAAACTTTTGCTGTGCCACTTTCACCCGATTAACAACGGTGCGCATTGCCTGCGCCGCTTCCTGCACCACCGGATTAGCATGCACATCACCGCTGCGCATGGCGTTACCTACCTCCTCACGGAACTGTGAAAAACTCAGGTCGCCCCCGGCGGCTTTATACTGGCTGTAGGCCTGTTTGTTCGTCACCACGACGGCCGCCTCTTCACGACGCCACCCGCGAACACGGGTTTCCGCCGCAATTGGTGTCTCAATGCCGCGGGCATTGCCCTGAAGTGTGTAATTATTCTCTGCCAGCTCAAGAGCCGTACGGCGGGATGTCTTTGACGGTGACTCCATCAGGCGGGTGAATGGTGTCAGATAGCTACCCGCCTTACGCGCCAGTTTACCAACCGGGCCGCCAGCTGCCGGAGTGAGATCTTCGAGCGTGGCTTCGTTGATTCGCGCCGCGCCGACGCTACCACCTTCTGGAAGCGAGGCAGCAGCCGTGTCCGTCGCTGACGTGATACTCATATTATCAAGCGCGTCAGCCACTTCACGCGTGGCCGCTGTGCGAACAGAGGATGTCAGCGCTGCCCCCGCCGCCGCAAATACCCCGCTCATCAACGCACCGGCTGCGACGTGGGAAGCGCTCTCCCCCCACGTGCGAGTGATCTGTTGGTTGTTCAGCGCAACCTCGCTCGCTGCTGTTGCAGCTGCACCGATAGCAGCCTGTGACGCGATACGGGCCACTGTACCGCCCTGAGCACCGGGAATAAACATCGAAGCGACTGTAACCGGGTCGACAACCCCGGCGGCAATACTGGCCAGGACACCCTCCCCGCCAGCCTCTGAAAGCACCCGACGGTCCTCGTTTTCGTCGTCAATCTGCTGTTTAAGCCAGGCAGTTTCTTCCGGTGAACGGGAATCAGCAAAAGCAGATCCCCATTGTTCGTATCCGTGCAGCTCGGTTTTATCAGCATAAGGGTTATAACCGTCTACCGACTCAAACTGCTTGGCCGGGCGGAACATCTCGGCCAAAAGGTTATTCTGGCGGAAGGCGGCGCCCCATACCGATGGTTCTGGTTGCTGCGGCTCCGGGTTGGTTCCTTCAGGCAAAGGCACATCAAACCCTGTCGGCTCTGGCAGAACATTGCCAGCAGGAGTAAATCCGTTGCTCAGTTCTTCTGGCGAGGAATACACAGGCATTATTCAATACTCCATGAGAAATAGTTTTTGAAGCGATTAACACGGTCATCGTGGAACCTGCGATACTGTTCATCAATTGCACGGTGTTTATCTTTAAAGCCGCGAATTTCCTGACCCTTGATGATTTCTTCCTGATCTTTTTGCTCTCTTTCCTGTATAGATTTTTTATATGGTTCCCATTCATCCAAAGAGGGTTTCCACCGCATAGGCCTGCCGTAAGAATCGTAGAACGGCTGTACCGCCTCAATACCATCCTTATCTTTTGTTCGCACCATAATGGCGTAATCGCCATTGCGGGCCGTCAGCACATCAGGTGTAATTTCCAGATCGCCGCCAATACGCGACTCCGGCGTTTTACTGGTAACAGGTGCTGAGTTGCCGGAGGTGATCCCGAGTTGTGTCGGGCTTGTAGTGATGTCTACCTTACGGTCGCCATACATCAGTTGCTCTTTATCTGCCTTCCACTGCTCTGCCTGCCATCCAGAAGGCCCATAGTTATAAAGCGCCTCTGGTGCATATTTCATCAACTTCGCGCTACCATTAACTTCGCTGATGCTCCATGTGCGGGCGATCTGCTGGTTAGTCATTTTTTTGGCCGCATCCGCATTACCGCCGGTGGTGCGGTAATTGATGTCGTACAGCGCCTGATAATCATTTCTGAATCTTGCAGCATCTGGAGTTGAGTCATCTGCCGATGGTCCGCCAAAGCTATACCGGGGAGACATATTGCTTACGGCTGAATCCATTGCCTTAGCCCGGTCTTTTTTATATTCCTTTGTGCTCTGGGTTGATGCCAGTTGCGCTTTGAGCGCATCGGTCTGGTTGTATGAGAGGTTATGAGCCTGTTCTATAGCTGATTCAGGTGCCATGCCAGAATCAGTTAGCTGCTTAACGGTGAGATAAAATCCCTGCATATCCTTGGGCATTTCGCCGACAGATGCTGGGTCTGCGTCATAGAGGCGATTAAATAACTCAGCCCCCTGACGGACCGCCTCAGGACTGCGCGCGCGGGATATCGCCGATAACTGGGTGGTTACCTGCGAAGGAATGATCCCGGTCTGGGCCACCTGCTGCACAATCCCGTCATGGGTGGTGGCGTCGTTAATCCGGAAGTTTTGCGCCGTTGGCGTGGCGTCGGCGGCTTTTTGCATGGATTTATTGGTAGGATCGAGTTTCTCACCCAAAGACATCGCTTCGTTAAAACGACGGGCATCACGCTGCGCCTGTATCGCTTCATTACTTTTCTGCACCAGCGTGCCGAGCTTGCCATACGCATCGAGTTTGAGCGCATATTCAGGGTCATTTACCTCTGGTTTCTTTTTGAGTAATTCCTGCTGCTGCTGTTCAGGAGAAAGGTACTGAATTGCCTGGAAAGTTTTTGCATTGTCCATAGCGATATCGAGCTTCGATACCATTTTTTTCCCTTGCTCACCGTAGCCAAACATAATCGCCGGGATAGAAGGAACGGCATCAGGGACTTCGCCATTATTGAGTTGAGCCATTGTATTGTTGAGCAGCGGTTCGAGCTCATTAAGTACCAGTTTTCTCTGCTTCTCAATCTGAGCGTTTGCAAGATTATCAATTTGATTAACGGTAACGGGGTCCATACCGGTTTTATTTTTACGGTATCGTGAAATCCAACCCTGCGTTTCAGATGGTAGTTGCTTTATGAAGTCGGCTTGGGATATCTCTCCTTTTCTTGGATCCCCAACCTTCTCAATAAGTTTGTCAACATTGCCCTGCCCCCAGTTATATGCTGCTCCTGCCAGTAATTCAGAGCCATACTTGTTTGACAGTTCCTGCGCGTAATCCGAGGCCAGCATGGTGTGTTGCTGCTCGTCTTCCGGGTTGTACTTCAGCCCACGCCGTGCGGCCAGTTCTTTACCTGTTTCAGGCATTAACTGGAAACGGCCCTGAGCACCAACTGAAGAAGTGACAATTGACCCGTCTGAATTAAGATGCTTACCGCCTGACTCGACGATACCTACAGATCGCATATCCAGACCGCCGGTATCATCTGCTGAAAACTCACCGTTCATCCACCCGAGCGGGTTATCAACTGCATAGTTTTTAGCTCTCATCTCAGTGGCGGCTTGATTATCTTTCTCAATCGCAGCCAGAATCTGCTCCTGTGACAAACCTCTTGAGGCACCGAATCTCGCTGTTGCTACTGTGCGAATATTCTTTGCGAGAATAGCTTCCTGGGGATTATTCCACGCATCAGCCTCTTTCTGGATCTGCAACTGCCTGGTGGCATCGTATTGATTGCCTTCAAACTCGCTTACCTGACCCTGCTCATAGCGGCCAGCGTTTCCCTGAAACTGAATGCGCTGCTGCTGCGCCTGCTGCATGAACATCTGGCGTGATGCATCATCAGGTAGTGATGAGGCTATGGACTGGATCTGCTCATCATATTGCTGCGTGAACTCCTGCCCCTTACCGATGGCGTTCTGTCCCTTCAGACTATAAAGCTGGGTCTTCAGATCCTCCTCGGCCTGACTGAGCTTTAAGCTCGCCTCCTGAGAAAGAGCCACATTAGCCCGCTGCTTGGCCTGTGCGAAAACATCCATGGCCTTTGGAGCAACCTGAGAAATGACGTCGCCGACATTGGGCTGTTCGAACGCCTGAAATCCAGGAGACTGGAATCCACGACTTTCGACCTGACGACCGGTGACTGTTGGTACTGTTGGCATTTCGATATCTCCTTATCGACCGGTTGGCGTGCCGACGGCAGCGCTGATTGGAGCTGCTTTCTGCGTAAACGGTGACCATGTCCCGCCACCCATCTGATAAGCGCCATATGCCTGCAACGGAGCGGTGAGCAGTGTCGTCAGCGCCCCCATGTTCCCCTGCTTGCGTGATGAACTGGCCTGGGCTTTGTAGTTCTCCGCCTGGACCTGATACCCGTATGCCTCACGCTGGGCATTGTTCACAGTGGTCAGCGCATCCAGCGCGCCGAACTGAGCTGTATCACCGAAGATGTCCAGCGCCCCGCCAGTTGACAGATCGGCACCGGTAGCGCCCATCGTTGCCGCCTGGGTTCCTGCTGCCTGCCGGTTACGGCGACGCACCTCATCTGCCTGAGCATTGCCTCGGTTAATAGAATCCTGTGCCTGGGCTTCCGCAACGTCCGCATTCTGTTCAGCGACCGCTGCCGAATATTTCCCTGACTGGTATTGGTTATAAGCTGAGATGCCACTCAGAGCGACGCTGGCGCCAGCGAGAGCGATAGCCGGGCTACACATTATTTTCTCTCCATGTGGAAACGGTGGAACGGGAGATTGTGGATGCCATATGGCTTCGGCTCTTCAATGGTGAACCCAAGCCAGTGCAGCCATACGCGCGCGACGTGGTTGCGGGCATCAACGTAATTTTCAAGATACGGGTAAACTGACAGCATTGCATTGACCACTTTTCCGCACCGGCGCAGGAAAGTGCGCTGATATTTCTCCAGCGCATCAGTGCCCACCAGCCAGGGGATGCCGCTGCCGCCGATCATGGATGCCGGGGCCACGCCGAAAATTGTGACCACCTCCCCATTGACCAGCCCGGCGCAGCAGAATGTTGACGTGCGCAAACCGGTTTCGAGCACGCGGCGAGGACTCCATCCGTTTGTCGCCAGAAATTCATCAGCGTCGGCCTGGCGGACATGCGGCAGCATTGCTTCGATATGCTCTGCGGTGGCTGGTACGATTTGAGCATTAAGCATCAGAATCCCCCTACGGTGAGGCGTGGTATTACAGCCAGAACGGAAAGCGGAAGAGGATCTGTCTGCCTGACCTTAACACGACCGTTTTTATCCCAGTTGCTGTCGAGCTTCACCTCAACCTTGCCGGTGGCATCATCAACCGGATCGTCGTAAAACTCGAACTCACGCTGCGGATATTCGTACCACGTTCCGCCAGGCGTGGTTGCCCAGATACCGCGGCTGGCGTTGACCACCATCGTGACAGTAGGAATGACCTGCTTTTTATCCAGCAGCGTTTCCTGCCCGTTGATGTTGATGTCCAGCGTTTCGAATTCAGCAGTGATAGGCAGTCCGATATGCACCACTGCGCCCGGTGATTCCAGCGTGACAGCGCCGCCCGTTACGGTTTTCTGTGGCTCAACGCTGGCGTCTGAGAGGATGTTTACGGTCTGACCTTCCAGATGAGAAAGACCGCTGAAGGTCTGGCGTGCCATTTGCCAGTTTGTCGTGGCCGAGTTCCGCAGCACCGCAGGTACATCACGGTTGAAACGTACAACCACCGCCGTGCTGCTGGTTACCGAAATAATATCGCCGCGCAATTCTTTCGCCACCACCGCGCCAGTGTCAGGATTAGTCTCTGAGTACGGGAACTGGATCTGCGCACCGACGTCCGTGTTGACGAAATAAGCCCCGCCAGTAATCGTTACCTGGTATTCGACCTGGTAACTCCAGTCTCCGGTGCCGCCGCTGATGGTCATTGTGCGTGTTGAGGTATTGCGCCCGTCATAGCTCAGGCCACAATCGACAAAGAACGCATCTTCATCGCTTGTAAACAGGCGGCTTGACAGGCGCTCAATGTAACGTTTCGTCTGCCCGTTAATGGTGCGGTTAACCACGAAGTAAACAGCGTCCTCGCTGCCTTCGCTGATAGAGCAGGTGCTTTCGTACTTCCCGGCGCTGGACTGCTGCGCCCAGGCGAACACCTGCTGATCGCGCAGATAGGTCAATACCAGCAGTTTGCCGTCGTCGCGGATGCAGAATGCGCTGCTATAAGGCACGATGCAGAATGACCAGTCGACAATGCTGCGCTTCTGGAACAGGTGGTTTGCCAGTATTGTAAGGTCCGTTCCCTGGTACCCGTCCACGTCGAATGAGTAAGCAAGATCGCGGACTACGCTCCCCTTCTCCTGGATAAACAGAGCGATGTTTGCCACCGCGATCGGCGGCACGTTGCTGGAACCATTATTTCCCTGTGAGCTGAACGAGAACGCCGACGGAGTCAGGACCTTATTCTGGTCTCCGGATATCGCATATTCCCCGCTAGATGTCAGAGCGACAAGGGTTCCAACGTCGATAAGGTGGCGGATCTCATTCACCTGACGCCCGGCATAGGTGTAAATGATTCGATCGTCATCCTGAATAGGGTTGTTCTTGCCAAAGTCTTTATAATCGCCGGTCCGACTTGCCCAGATGGTTTGCGGGTACGCGGTAGACGCGGCGAAATACAGGCGCTGCTGGTAGTAAACAACCGTGCTCGGGTAGCCGTTTACGCTGTTCCATGCATACCGAGCCCACTTGTAACTGCCATTCGCAGAGCCAACTACCTGAGACGGGATATAGCTGATCACCGTGGCTGTGGCGGTAGTGCCTGACGCAGTCGTGATACGCACAATACCGAAACCGCTGTGCAGATACTCCCACTGGATGCCAGTATCGCTCGAGCCAGTACCCCCCCAACCATCCCATGACATGCCTTCAGTATGCGATGGGCGAAGAGTACCAGTCTTCCCGGCGGTGTTGGCCCGATAGTAGTTGCTGTCAGCGCGGCGCACGTCGTTGATAGCCGTGGTTTTGCTGGTCTCCCAGACTGGCACCGAGTCAACAGCAGGCTGCTCAAGATAAAAGAGCTTACCTACCTGCTCAGCGCCAAAGATGGCAGAGCTGGCCGTCAGCGTAATTGTGCCGGTGCTGGCGCTGGCATACACCTTCACTGATTCATCAACGTTGATATCTTCGAATGGGCCGTTTTTGGTGGTGACGTCGACGATCTGCCAGTTATCGTGCGCGTAGCGGCGCAGCTCTTTCGGCGGGTAGGCAGGGTGAACCAGCGTAAGCACGTCGGCGCTCTGTGTGAATTTGATGCGGAACAGGTCGGCCTCTGCATACGGCATAGCCAGCTCGTAGATTACATTGCTGCTGTTCAGCACATACGCGCCGTCTTTGATAACCCGCATGTAACCGTCGCCGAACTCCAGCGCATAGGTCTGAACGGTCGAGAACTGGAACGGGATGAGGCGGCATTTTTTGTTAGAATATTTTGCTTCGCCGACGAAGCGCGTGCCCGGGCGATTCTCAACCCCACCATACTGACGCACGATAAAGTTATCGCACTTGCGCAGCGCCACCTGATACTTTGACATATCAATACGGCCGTACAGAGACGGGCCAATCTCACCGCCTGCAAAGCTCGGCTGGATCCAACTGATAGCCATTATGACAACCTCGCTGCAGTAAACTCATCGACTGGCGGCTGCGGCTCCTGAGATTCGTTCTGGCTATGCGAGCCAGCGCTCAGGATGACGTTTCGGTACATGTTCAGCGCGTTGTTGCCGAGATCTGCGCTACCGGTGAGTGGCATGTTGATGGCGGCCGCCAGACGCCAGGAAAGCGCCTCCATGAAAATTGGGTCGAACATGTTCACGTCGGTGACGCGCGCAATGTACTTCAGCCATGCCTGCGGCTGGTCGGTGTAGATCAGCTTACCAGTTCCGTCCGCGTTGGCCCCTACCTCATAGTTGATGCGCATGGCAGCCGTAGGGTTACGAACACCGGGCACCATAATTTCGGTGATGCGCACGCAGTCAGTCGGGTACTGGTATGCGTATTGCCAGTCCGGCGGAGGATTATTGGTATCTGCCAGCGCCAGGCGTTTGGTGGCAAAGTTCCAGTCGAAGTCAGCCAGCGCAGCATCGCGACACGCATCGAAATGCAGGGAGCACTGGTCGGCTTCTTTGCTGGCCTCGTTCAGGCTGTTAATGCTGCGGCTGTTGCCGATATTGCTCAGCGCACGGTTGCAGATCTCGATAACGGAGGCCATTAATCATCCTCCCCACCATAGAGCGTTTGCGCGGCGGTTTTGGGCTGTTCACCAGATACCGGACTGAGTGCCATGTCAGTGATCTGCAAGCTGGCGTTATGCTGCATGCCATCTTCCGTTTCGCGGGTAGAAGTGGAGCGAATGATGGCTTTAGCGGTGATCATCACTTCAGTGCCTACGGATTGTGGCGTTGCCTTGAGCTTGGCGAGCGTCTCGTTTTTCAGCTCAATGCACAAGCCCCACGGATAATCATCGCGAGTCTGGGTTTTTCCATCCTCATCCTGATAGGTATCGGTGCCGGTTTTGAGGTTTACCAGTTCCATAACGGACTCCTGCAAGAAGGGGGCCGAAGCCCCCTGTTTGTTTAGCGAGGCTTAGACTCCCAGTTTCTGCCGTTCTTCAGCAATAAGTTTTTTGATCGTTTCAACATTCATGTTGCCAGGCTTCTTGTTGAAAAGTTCTTCGTACTGCTGGCGTAGCGAGGCTTCATCTTCACTGAAGGTATTGGCATCGTTACTGCCTGTCTCTTCAGCGACCTCATCTTCAACCTTTTGCTCAGGTTGAGAATCAACGGGCACGATTCCACGCTTCTGGTCTGCCTTTTTCTTTGCCGCCTTCGCCGCTGCGTTGATTGGCTCAAGCGCCGATCCTGGCTCACCGTCATATTCAATCTCAGAGCCTTCAGGCCAGAGGTTGTTGTGAATATGGGACAAGCGCAGGACGCGGTATTTTGCTTTTTCCATCACAACCACCTTAACCTGTCACTTTGGAGCGGATTGGGTAGTATGGAGTGTTGTTGTCAACATCCAGGTTAATACCCGAGGTGAACGCACCAGCAGTCAGTGGGCCGGTACCGACCACGTAGTTGACACGCAGATAGCGCTGAACACCTGCCGGAACCTTGGCAGAGAACAGGCGCTTACCAGCTGTCAACGCCGCCAGTGCCAGCGTGCCGCTGTCGTACAGCGTGGTCCAGGTGGAGTTATCCGGGCTGGTCTGCAACTGAACGTTCAGGGTTGCGGCACCAGCTGCAGTTGCAGTAGTGTTCACGTTTGCCCAGAACTCCAGAGGCTCGCCAACGCCGATATCGCGGCGGGTGCCGTCGATAGGGCCAAGGTCGATAACGTCAGTGGAAGCAGCAGAAGCCGTAACCGCCTGCGCTTCGGAGAACATCAACAGTTTGTCGGTGATCATTTTCTTTCTCCATTCATGGGCCGGTTAAGGCCCATCAGTTAATGACAGGCGTTAAACAACGCGCGCTTCTGTTTCCAGAATCGCATCGGTTTCACGGATTGGGATGCCACGGAACGCGGTCCACCATTCGCCTTCGGTCTCTTTTACGGTCAGAGCCAGAGAGGCTTTGTCCAGAGACTGAAGATCGAGAGCCTGGGCAACGGTGCGGTTCATGTAGAACACCGGCTTGCCCATGCCGCGGTTTGGAATGCGGTGCAGTGCTTTCACCATCAGGCTTACGATATTTGCTGCTGATCCAGGCACCGACAGATCGCTAACATCGATGTTTGCGATGCGGACAACGTAACGCCAGTCGCGCAGGGAAAGTCCGTTATCCCACTTGTAGTGGGTACGGTAGCCTTCATAGCGCCCGCCATTGGAATCAAGCAGCGTTTGCTGGCCCTTATCCTCCATCTTCAGGCCAGCCTTCTGACCTTTAGGGAAGATGCCATGTACGGTGTTTTCACCCCATACCACCAGCCAGATTGAGGTGTTATCGGTACCGGTACCGCCAGCGTCGATAATGTTCTGTCCGTTGCCAGCAGACTTGCTGGAGTAACGGGAGGACAGGCCCATGAACTGCTGCGGGTTCACGCTGGTATCGCCGTAAAACAGCGTCTGAGCCATCTGCTGGTTAATGCCTTCGATAAATGCACGGTCTTCAGAAAGACGGAATTCAGCAGTGTTGCCGTTAAGATCGGCCAGAGACTTATCGACTTCTGAATATGTTTCCAGCATGCCGACTGAGTCGGTAACCTGGACGGTGGTTGACTTGCTTGGCTGCACACCATAGTTCAGCAAGCGCCAGGTAGCCTGCGGCAAACCAGAGCGAATGGTGGTGCGGTGACCGGTTGGAAGGTTACCTTCAACAATCAGCATATCCTGAAGGATCGGGTTGGTTTGACTGAGAAGCTCGATAATTTTATCGATTTTCCCATTTGGGTCGATGCGCTTACCCCAGTCTGCCAGCGTCAGCGCAGTTAAGCCTTTAACAGCCATGGTTATATCCTCTCTTATTTGCCATAGAGCACTTCGGCCGCACTACGCTGGCCTTGATTACTGCCATCGACCATGCCGTCTTCAGACATGGCTTT